GTGAATATATAACAGGTGTGAATATATAACAGGTGTGAATAGTTAAATTGTATTATTAAACACACTTAAAAATTTGACATCATAATACAATATGTTGTCAAATACAAATAAATCTAAAATTTATCCCAATTGTCGCTTATCATTAAACCGATGGTTAAAAGGATCGGAAAAACGGATGACACTTTTTAACAGTATAAACCCGCAACTATTCGACGTTACCCTGAGAGATGGTTTACAAACTGTTCCGAAAGAGCTGCATCATACGTGGTCATTATTTCTTAAAAAAAATATGTATTATAATATAAAATTTAATCACGAGCCACCAAAAATGGAATTAGGATCAATAGTAAATTCAAAAATATTCCCTATTTTTGCAGATTCGATACAACTATACAATATAATAAAAGAGGAATCAAATTATGTGCCAAATTTTGATACAGGCTATGAAAAGAATTATTTACTTATTCCAAATGTAAAAATGCTGAAAATCGCATTAAAAAATGGTATAGACAATTTATCATTTATAACATCGGTATCAGACGCTTTTCAAATGAAAAACACAAACCGTACACTTGGCGAAACAAAAACAGAATTGGAAGAAATAATAAATATGGTTTCGGTTTCAAATGAAACATCAAAAATGATAAAATTGTATATCTCATGCATAAACGAATGTCCAATCTCAGGTAAAATAGAGAATGATATCGTATTAAATGAAATTTTGTATTACGAAAAATATAATAAAATAAATGAATTGTGCTTATCAGATACTTGCGGCACATTGAAATATGAGGACTTTAAATATATTATAGATATGTGCATTTTTTACGGGTTGCCGACGAACAAATTGTCTCTGCATTTACACTATTCGGATGATTGCATTGATAATACAAAAAAAATAGTATTTTATGCTTTGGAAAAAAATATTAATAAATTTGACGTATCTGCGATAAATGGAGGAGGTTGTACACTGACAATTGGTGAAAACAATTGCCATAATAACCTAACCTATGAGCTTTTCTATAAATTTCTTGTGGATTATATTGAAACAAAAATCTAACTCGCATAAATGTATTCGGATAAATTTGATATAAAAAATATTTTTGGTAATATAATAACTCAATAATGTCATTAAAAATACATACAAGTATAATGGAAAAATTACAATACTTTTATGATATACATAAGATACCAAATATTATTTTTCACGGTTCATCAGGATGCGGAAAAAGAACCATAGTTAATAATTTTATAAATATTATTTATAAAAACGACAAAGAAATAATCAAAAATTATGTGATGTATGTTAATTGTGCCCACGGTAAAGGTATAAAATTTATTAGGGATGAGTTGAAATTTTTTGCAAAAACACATATTCATTCAAATGGTGGAGATATTTTCAAGAGTGTTATCCTTTCAAATGCTGATAAATTGACAATAGACGCACAATCTGCCCTTAGAAGATGTATTGAACTTTTTAGCCATACAACCCGATTTTTTATTATTGTTGAAGATAAATATAAGTTATTGAAGCCTATTTTGTCGCGTTTTTGCGAAATATATATACCGGAACCTATTTATAATAGTGTAAATATTAATTTATACAAATATAATTTGAATGAAACATTTAAGATAAATGATGTAAAAATGCAAAGGAGTGAGTGGTTAAGAAAAGAGTTGACAAAAACATTTACTTTGAAAAAAATAAATTCCTTTGATTTAATATTATTATCCGAAAAATTGTATGAAAAGGGTTATAGTGGTATAGATATAATAAATTTAATTGATAATCAAAATGAATTTGTCAATTTGACGAATGAAAAACGATATGAGATGTTATTTGCATTTAACAAGGTAAAAAAGGAGTTTAGAAATGAAAAAATGTTAATAATGTTTATTTTAAATTTTTTATTTATGAGTTTAGATTTTAGTTTAGAAAATATTACCTTCATGTAAATGGATGATTTTAATGTATCTAGTTTGCACGAATCTAAAAACGAGTGGGGATCCAGATTACTAACTATACTTACGCCTTTAATTATGGAAGGGTTGAAATCTATTTTTGACGAGGCTATTCAATTATGCAAAACAAATAATGAAATGGATAAATATCTTATGACATTTCAGAATTTTATTAGTCGAATACCGAAGTGGAATCCTACTATTATAGATAAAGAGAAAATTAGGATTGTAGAAAGAAGTGGTTGTGGGTATTTGGAGGATTTAGTAACTTGCGTACATATTATTCAATTAAAGCTGTTAACGGCAATTCGAGTCGGTCAAAAACAAAAGAAGATTAATATTACTATACCAAAAATAGAAGATTTTATTCATCGAGTTTATATTAACGTTGCTAGAAAAATATACCGCAACGTCTATTTATACGAAATAAACATCCCACCATTGCAAATTCAAAAGCATCAGAGAGAACTTGAAATTATTATTCAAGAGTGTGTACTTAATACAGTGAGAGAGAGTATCCCGGTAGAATCCATATTGAGGGCGTATATGGATGAGACAGTAGAGGATGACGTTGTTGAAGAAGTAAAAGAGGAGGTAATTGAGAAACCACATGTTATCAATGACAAACCCGAAGTTATTTCGGAAATAGCGGTTCCAGAAGAAGTAGAAAATCGGGAGGCTGAAAATACTACACATACCTTAGAATCTGACTTTGTTGTTAATAATAGTGTTGCTGTACCGGAATTTGATTTCCCAGATTTAACTGCAGATACAACCAATTTATATAGTGATAACACTGAACAAAGTTATGCGAATTCTCTTGATAATGTAAATGAGTACAATACAACATATGAAGATACTGATAACGTTAGATTGAAAATCCAAGATCAGTCGGCAACATTAGATAATTTAGATGTACACGTATTAGATGAGCCAATGTTGAATTTAACTGACGATTTTTTGTTAGATGACATTGAGATTTTAGCATAAATAATGCGTAAAATAAAAAATAAGATATTAGATATTTAAAATAAATGCAAGGAATATTCATAGTAGCTGGTGCTATTTCGATAATATTTTTATTAATGAAATTCATTGAAATGCGTGTTGTTGACAAAGAAAGCAAACCATTGAAATTTTTAATTCGCGATTCTTTGTTGGTTTATTTTAGTGTTATTGCGGGGCATTTTATAATAGACCAGTTGAAACCTGTTATTGCGGAGGGTGGTGCGACCCCATCTCATCCGGTCGTTTTCACCGACAACCCCGGATTCTAATAGATGAATCTTTCTTATTCTTCATCCCACCAACCGATCATTAATCGGAGTTCATAATCGGCAAACTGGCGATGTTCCCATTGAACAGGCTTCTTTGGATTTCGCATATCGTGGAAGTCCATATTGGCGAATTCTGGTGAAGGATAGCGTATCCCCCGATTACCGCGTGTCAGTGTGCAAAGCTGGCCAAGGGGTTCGTTCAAATAGACGATCTGGTTAAAATATAATGGAGGTCTATAAGGTCTATAAGAGTATCCATTGTTTTGATAATAGCGACAATCTTGTGTATTGATGGTTATTTCCTTGAATATGGGAAAATAATCCCATTTGTCGGAGCTCTGTTTGATGCAGACGTAGCCACGAGAGAAGTGCAAATAATTGTCATCTAGGAACGCACACGCACCCGTACTTAGTTCATAGAATGCGTGGTCGAATCCGCCATCTTTTCTCTCGATAAATGTATAAACATATTGGTATGTTTCTGAGTATCCGTTCCCGAGATCGTGCTCTTTTTTCTGGAATTCGATAGTGTAACCATTGAGAAGCGTTGTTGCCTCCAATTCATCAATCGCATAATTGGGAGTACTCATTATTGTTCTGGTACCATCGCATCTTGATCGATCTTCTTCTTCGGTGGCGGGTTTAATCCATAACTTACGCAAACAAGGACGACGAGCTCGCTTGTAACGAATGCAACGATTCAACTCTTCATAATGTCTTTGAAACGCTTCGTCTCCAATACGAATATAACCCTTTGGAAAAGGAGTATAAGATTGAACATAAAGCATATCGAAGTTATCAATATATGACATTCTTGGAAAGGTTTGTTTTGTTGTGTTGTGAATTGATTTAAATTTAAATACTTAAATCAATTTTTTTTATAAATAAATTAAAAATAAAACGAAAAGTGAATTGATTCATTCTATCTTCCTGTCCAAACTTTAATTAGAGCTTTATTGCATTTTTTATATTTATTACTGTCAAGACAGTAGTTTTTCCAGGTGTAGCCCCACGGACAATAAGTGGTTATACTCCCTAATATGGAATTTATTTTGTATAAATCCTTAAATTCTGTGTAAAATATGGCCCCAAAAATTCTCTCTAAACAGCACCGATCTGACCTATTTTTAACAACTTTCAATAAATTAAACACATTGTATTTTTTTTGAATATTAACCAAGAAATCGTAATTTATATAACTTTGTACACCAAAACATCCGTTCCATCCTTTGCTGTTAAATTGCATTGTTTCATATTTATGAATGCCTGTGATTATTTTTTGAAAATAAAAACTATTTGTCAAATATTGAGTTAGACGAAGAGTATTTGTCATATTTTCTATTTTGACTTCGGTGAAGTGCCAGATAGGAATAACTGGTGTTGATATTTTTGAGAAATTTATTTTTTTACGAAAAAACACACTATCGTGGATGATAACAGCATTTTCAAAATAATGATTTTTGTAAAAATAATAATACGGCAACAATTCGCCTCTGCCTGGAAATTCCGATTGAACATATTCTACATTTTTATATTCTTCATCCGCTTTCAAAAATTCAGATGCACTATTATCATCTATGATGACAATTTTATGTTTTTCCGGAGAATAAAAGGTTTGGATACATTTTACACAATGATTCCAATATCGATTAGTTGTTTCCGAATTTACGTGTCTTGTAATAATAAAACCGAAAGACATTAAAGTATTTATTAATATATAGTTTTTAATTTTACGAAACAATCGCTAAATTAGGCATTTCATCGAGATTAATTACTTTATCTATCGAAATCCTAATATCTTTCTTAGAAATTTGAAATGCTGCAAATTCACTGCGGTCTAATTGATTCTGAGGAGTATGTTTATGCACACATCTTGCAATCATTTTATACAACTTGAAGTCTGGATATCTCTCGACGCCATTATTCTTGTAGAGAATATTTAGTCCATTGTCGTCTAGACACCATTCATATATTAACTTAACAATAGGTTCGGCCTTTGAAATATCCTCGATTTCATCTAAATCATCAATAACGTAGTCAAAAATAGAGCAAGCAAGACGACACAAATCAAAACTGTAGTTTGGTTCCAACCTTGGTTTTTTTTCATTAAAATAGGGTTCCGTGTTGTATTGTGTTGCTGCATCAGACCCTGATTGAAAACTATCGCTACAAATTACCTTGCCATTGAATTTATATATGCTTCTACCAAAATCAATAATCTTAAAGATTCTGCCAAAGGTCGGTACTTTGTAATATTTTTTATTATAACAATAGTAAATGTATTTTTTGTCGGTTTCTATATACATTATATTATTAGTATGCAAGTCATTATGTGTAAATGAAAAACATTTTTGATATGTGATTAAAATCATTATTATTTGCATTAATGAGGAAAACCATTCATCGTGGGTCAAGTTTTCATTTGCTATTAACGAGTCGAATGTTTTTTTACAACTTTCCATACAAATGATATTGACCGGAAACCGGGGAATTGTTACTATCACTTGATCCTCAAATTCTCCACTGCTACTTTCTGATTCCCAGCTCGAAGAACTATCTATCGAACTATCTTCGTTGCTACTTGAAATGGTATCTGTATTATCATCAGATGTATGAGATGTCCTAGATGAACACGTCGATCCAGATTTAATAGTGGTTGTCTTGTTATCTGACACGACAGAAAGCTCCGTAGTAACATCAACTAAATCGAGTGTATGTTCTCTCAAGTTCTCTTGTGTTAGTTGTTTAGAATCGTCAATAAAAATATCATCGTAAAGCTGTTCGCTAATAGAATGAAGTGAAAGTGCCGACTTGTTGCTGTGAGAGTGGTCAATAACAATAGGTTTCAATCCCGTTTTTTCGTTTTTATTAATCAAGAAGCTATAGTCATCCACGGTGAAAAACACGTTTTTATTCTTAAGAAAAAAATCAGACTGGTTAAGATAATCGATATCTTCGATTATATCCACGGTTAGATTATTTTTAATGCCTAAAAACGATCCGTAATAGTCGACACCGTTTATAAAATGATAATGATGAATCAGTTTACTTGATAAGAACGAAAAGAAAGAATCTACATAGGATGAATTATTCTCATCCAGAATTTTTGGATGTACACTCGACAATGCATTAGTTAATTTTGGAAGAGTATACAAGGCTTCGTCGTTGATGTTATATTTTCCAATCAAGAATTTATATGGATCAATTAAGGGGGCGAATTTGAAAAAGACATTTTTTTCTATTATTTGATCATTTTCGGTGTTTTTAATCAAGCAACTATATACGCCGCTATTTTGGTCTAGCAAGTTTTTAATTTTGTACATGTAAAATTTGTTATTTAAATTGATCGCGTTAAAATTATTTGCGTTGAGCGAGAAGAATTTGTTGTAAATAGGCATATAATTTTGCAATGCTGATAAAGAAAAATCCTTGGATTCTTGAAAACTTTTAAAAAGCTCAGTGTTTTTGCGTTTTTCATAGTTAATCGTCGCCACAAGATTTGTTGTCATTAGCTAAATAACATATAAATTATATAAAATTTTAACTCATAAAAATAGTTATATATTATTTAGTAAAATGCGATATTTCTAAATAATATAGGGTGCACCGTAAAATAATAAATAGAAGAATTTTGCAGTTTGCGTAGTTTTTTTTATTGTATTTTTCTAAATCAAAATATAATGACCCTTGAGTTGAGAAAATTTGATATGAAAACCATTAGTTTTAAGCCGAATGAATCCAAAGGACCAGTTGTTGTGTTGATTGGTCGTCGTGACACAGGCAAGTCGTTTCTTGTGAGGGATTTGCTTTTTTATCATCAGGATATTCCAATAGGCGTGGTTGTCGCCGGTACGGAAGAGGGTAACGGTTTTTACGGAAAATTGGTACCAAAATTATTTATTCACAATGAGTACAATACAGCGATCATTGAGAACATATTAAAGAGGCAAAAATCGGTGTTGAAGCAGATAAAGAAGGAGATGGAAACATTCAAACGCAGTACAATCGACCCGCGAGCTTTTGTTATTTTAGATGATTGTCTTTATGATGCGACTTGGGCTCGGGATAAGATGATGAAGTTGCTCTTTATGAACGGTAGGCACTGGAAGATCATGTTGATCATTACAATGCAGTATCCATTAGGAATACCCCCAACTCTTCGCACCAATATCGACTATGTTTTTATTCTTAGAGAACCATATATTGCCAACAGGAAAAGAATTTATGAGAACTATGCGGGTATGTTTCCTACCTTTGAATCTTTTTGTCAGGTAATGGATCAATGCACGGAGAATTACGAGTGCTTGGTCATCAATAACAATGCCAAATCCAATAAATTACACGAACAGGTGTTTTGGTATAAGGCGGATTCGCATAATGACTTCAAATTAGGCAGTAAGGAGTTCTGGGAACTCAGTAAAGATATCAACTCGGACGAGGAGGATGAGAAATATGATCCGAATAATACCAAGAAAAGGGGTCAAGGGCCGAAAATTAGTGTGAAGAAAACCAAGTGGTAAGAAAAGGGGGTTAAAAACTCCCTTTGAAAGGTGTTGTAAGCATTGCTGACAACACCGATTTATTAAAAAAGATTTTTTTGATGAATTACCGTTTATAAAAGGGTGTTGTCAGTATTGCTGACAACACCATAAAATTATTATAATATATAAACAATTTAAAGGCGTTATATATATAACATATACAACACGATGGATATCGTTAAAGCATTCAACGCAAATAATTTGCACACAAATATAGTAATTAAGGGAACATTTGACAAACCACTTTTTAGAGCAAGTGATATTGGTACAGTATTAGAAATATCAAATATAAGACAGACTATTTCAAATTTTGATGAATCTGAAAAAATCTCTATTATAAGCACAGATATAACGGGACGACAACAAGAAATAATATTTTTAACAGAAGTTGGGTTATACCAAGTTTTATTTACTTCACGCAAACCCATAGCAAAACAATTCAAAAATTGGGTTTGTGATGTTATAAAGGAAATACGACTAACAGGCAAATATGAATTGGAAAAACAACTTGATGAGAAGGAAAAACAACTAGAAGAAAATAAGAAATTATTGGAGGAAAAAGAAGCAGAATTAAAAGAAACCGTGATGTTAAAAGGACTTGAGAATATTCCAACTCTTTACATATATAATATTGATACAACAAGAGAAAACCCAGAACTTAAAATTGGCGTAACTAATAACGTCAACGCAAGAATAAAGCCTTATAAACAAGTATGTAAGCATGGTCGGCTTGAATATAAAACACCTGTTCATCAAATGAATATTAAAATTATGGAATCCTATATTCACTCCCTACTAGGATTTGCAAGAGTCAAGGATGAAGTATTTCAAATTGGTGTGGAAGAAGCCAAGTTATTATTAATTACTGTTATGAATACATTAAACACAATGCAAATTGCAAATCCGTCAGAACGTTTATTAAAATTAGCCAAACTAGCAGAAAAAGATGAAGATATTACAAAGGTTTCAACTTGTGATGTTGCGTGTCAAACGGAATTTGATGACACCTTCCCTAAAACAGGGTCATCAGAGTCAGTCTCTCACAATTTTATTGAGTTCATTGAATCATCTTGTATTGTTAGACCTGATGTTGAGGTTTCTAGCAGGGATATTGAAGGACAATATCGCATTTGGAATAAGATTAAGCCGAAGAAAGAAACTTTTCACGCACTCAAAGATTATTTAGATACTAGATTCAAGCATTGTCGTCTAGATAAACTCGACACTAAACAAGTTGTTCACGGATATAAAGGCATAACTCTTAAGCCAATAGAATATAAGAAGAACCTTATTCCAAGTGATGCACAGCATTTCATATTTCAAATTTGTAAATTCTCCCCGTGTGGAACTATTTTAACTTCTACGTTATTAAAAGAATTTAAGTTTTGGAAAAATAGTGTGGGAAAGGAGATATTGTCAACAGATGAGAATGATATTAAACAATATTTAAAATCATCTGACTATGTTGTTTCTGCTACTGTATGGACATCTGATGGTAATGGAACTGGATATTATGGTTTGTCTTTAAAGAGTGAACAACCTAAAAAACAGGTTTCTACTACTGGAAAAATGGTAGAAAAAAGAGAAATTGGAACAGATTATGTTCTTGGAAAATGGGATACTATTGCAAATGCTGCTAAAAACGAAAACATTTCTACAGCAAAAATGAGCAGATATATAAAGGGTAAAACACCAATAAATGATTACTATTACTGTATTTTAAAATAGTTACTATATATATGTCTTCTCAAGGTTCACATAAATCTCATAGCTCACATAAATCTCGCAGTTCAAAAGGTTCGCATCAATCAGTGGATTCAGATTTTGATCCATATGAAGAAGAAGAAAGATTAGCAAAAGAAGCCGAAGAAGAAGAAGAAAGATTAGCAGAAAAATACAGATTAGCAGAAAAAGAACACGAAGAAAGATCAGCAAAAAGATTAGCAGAAGATCCAAAAACAAAAGAGGTTTTAGACGAATGGATCAGTGTGGTGAGCGATGTCTTTGAGATACCAGAATATGGTAATATAAAAGTGACCAGCGGCGAATTTGACCGCGATAGGCCTGGCATCGATAGTGGCATATTTCCGTATGTCAAATTGATAATATACATATTAACTAAAAAACAAGAGGAATGTGTATCTTTCGTTATTAAAAAAAATTTTGATACTGGATTTAGTATAATAAACATACACACCATTGACAAGTGTAATATGGGTGGTAATAATATATTAAAAGCTCTTGAAGATGTGGCACAAAAACTAAAGATCAAATATGTAATGATTGGACAAGATGCAAGTCATATTAATTTGAAACATTGTAACGAGAGTATTAGTCTTTATGTGCTTAGTATTTTATCTACTGGAGAATCTTGGTATAATAGACGCGGCTATAAACAAATATCTCCAGATGATGGTCGTGACGATGAAGAACTAGAATTAGACAACACTTCACTTTATGACGAAGAAACCGCGGCAAATACTAAATTCATTACTGAAACAAAAGTGCGAGACTTTTTAATATATTGTAAAATGTCAGTTAAATTTATGGCAATTCTGGAAAGTGTAGTATTACCCTTTGAAGATAAAACTGTTCGGACCTATTTTAAAGAAATAGATGCAGGACTCCGAAATAATACATTCAATGACTGCACTCAACAATCATTAATAGCCACCACAATTAAAGATATTGGAGATTCATCTGTAGACGAAACAGATACTCCTATTAAATATACAAATTTTAACTTAGTGAAGAAGATAAGTGGTCAAGGTAGAAGACCTTCTCATATATGGGACGAAGAAGGACCACCTAGTCAAGCATACAGCATTTCTCTTGGTTATTCGAATAAAATGTCCAATAATAAAACCCGACAAGTGAAATCTTTGAGCGACACACATTTAGGTAGGACACCCCCTTCTAGGGGGCAATTAGAAAAATGGCATAATGAACTAGCCCGAGGCAGAAAACTTCGAGTCTCCAAAAAACACAAACCCAATAAAAAAAGGTCTATGTTGGGTTTCGTATCCAAAAAACACAAAACCAATAAAAAAAGGTCTATGTTGGGTTTCGTATCCAAAAAACACAAACCCAATAAAAAAAGGTCTATGTTGGGTTTCGTATCCAAAAAACACAAACCCAATAAAAAAAGGTCTATGTTGGGTTTCGTATCCAAAAAACACAAACCCAATAAAAAAAGGTCTATGTCGACTTCCGTCTCTAAAAAACACAAACCCAAAAGAAGAACAAAAAGAGGATAAATGCAATTATGATCAAATACTATTTGCAGATGCAGAGTGCGTATAATGCCAATGTTGTATTCTGGCATATACTTCTCTCAGATATGGGTTATTTAAAAACGTATCCGGTTTAAACCCATTGGTTTCATAACCACACAATATATTTCCCATCTTCATATAAGGGTTCACCTCTTTGACAAGTTTAAAGAAATTATGGCGAGAGAAATCGCCGATTGACATATCCTTTAGTTTTTTCCAATCGCACGCAGCAACTGGATTATTTGTCAATATAAAAACCTCGACACCTTTATTGTGCAAAAACCTAAACATTTGATGCAATAAATCGAATCTGGGTTTCCCACCCATATAATAAAAAGCTATGTCTTTGTAGCTTACACCACTTCTAAACATATCAAGGGTTTCTTCTCTCGACGGTGGTAATATTATTCCTTCGATAACGGATAAAGTTCCATCCCAATCAAAAATAACCACTTTTGTCTTGATTGATGAATTAGATGCCCACTTGCGTAAATCGACGGCATCCAGTGAAGAAAACGCAACAGCGGCTCCAAATTCTTTGTTATTAACCGACACTAAATATTGAGCAAATTTGTTGTCAGGGTACTTGTTAAGAAACCATTTCGAATATAAATTCGGATTTGGAACACCCTTCAATATGTCTATATTTGGCTCGTTTGAAACCAAAATAGAATCGACGAATTTTTTCGACCTTTCAAATTGTTGTATTATTTCCGGAAAATTATCGTAGAAACGAATAGAACAACATAAACGGTTTTCTTCGAAATGTGGTTTTATTGGCACCAATTTTTTATATATTTTTCTTTTTTTTGTTCTTGTATTTGGTAATTTGCGGATTATCCTTTTATTTGAATGTTTCACCTTTCGAAGCTTCTTTGTCACCTTTACCATATATATAATTCATTATTAAATTATATATATATTTTTTACATAACGCATTTTATACATTTTTATTGCTTTTTAGTTGCAAAAGGTCCACTAACCAATTCACTCTGTCCATAATCCGACTTTCCTGTAACAATATTGTCGCCTTCAAATAGCTCAGAACGGATATCCGCAGCAGAAATTTGATCCACCTCCTTGCCACGTAACTGCTTTTCTTGAGTATTCGTATTATTAACACTAAATAGATTACCATCTTCGTCAATGTTCTGAGTTAAAGTTGCTCCAGTCTTCTCAGCAATCTTGATATTTTCATCAATAGCATTTCGTTTAGCATCCTTAACACGCTGCTCAAACGCGGATTTAGCAAACGTCTCATTCTTCGTTTTCTCGTGCATCAATTGATTCAATTCATCTTCCATATATTCAACACGTCCTGTCTTGTAAGCCTCTGGCTCCCACGGCATCCAGAGTCCAACAGGACCCACAAAAACATCGTGATTCGGATCCAACTCTCGTAACATCTTGCAACGCAACTCGGCCTCTTCAAGTGTAGGGAAGACACCGCGAATCTTTAGGCCACGAATCGAAGTTTGGAAATTGTACTTGATATTAAATGAATTCTCCAACTCCTCCTCATTTTGATCTAGAAATGTCTTGTAGTCATCTTCCAGAGTGGAATTCTTTAAATTCTCGTGTTCCTCCTTGACAAACTCTTGAAAATCCTTAGAAATATCTTCAAATGAAAATTTGTATTTGTAACTCAAAAAATTTAGAAATTGTACAAATTTATCCATACTCTTTGTAAAATCCCATTTCTTTAGGAATTCTTGAAAGAAATAGTTATCCTTTTGCTTTAAAATTTTTTCCGGGGAAACAAATGAGACACAAACAAATTTTTGTCCGGCGATAGGTTTATCCTCTTCTAATAAATCAACGTACTTTTTATTTAGTGAGCCGTTTTTATTCATTCTATGTTCATAAGTAGAATTAATATCTTTATCGTTATTCATTATATTATTTTATAATTATTTAATTTTAAGTTTTTTATCGCATAATATATTTTTTTCTTGTTATTTATTATAAGAATGTTTGACATTGTTGAGCTTATTAAAAGGGTTATTAAGTACCTAGTTGAAGGTCTAATGGTTGCCATCGCGTGTTACGCTATTCCTAAACGATCATTGAATTTAGATGAAATTGCTTTGATCGCATTGACTGCCGCTGCCACATTTAGCATTCTAGATACCTATATTCCTAGTATCGGTGTCACCGCTCGCTCTGGTGCAGGATTCGGTATCGGTGCCAATCTAGTAGGATTCCCAGGAGGCCTATAAAGTCATTCTGTGTATAAAATCATAAATAATGTAATGTAAAATATTATATTATATTATTTAATTATCAGTTAATATTTTAATCGAGCAGTATCATCTATCTTCATCAATATTTTTATTAAAAAGATAAACATATAATTACTTATAAATTTTACAACGTCTGACATATACTAATATCTTTAAAAAATAATAATAAATATATTAGTTCACAGCATAAACCATATTAGATAACAGTAAATAATATTTGAAGTGCATTTTTAATTAAATTTACATTGTTTGTATATTTTACGTTTTTCTTTAACATATGTTTTATGTTGAACCACACTAGTGATAAATACGCAATTAGTACAAAAACTAATCCAATTTTAACATCCGATGTACCAGGATAAGTATAATTCTTAAAATATAAAAGATACAAACAGTGATAAATTAATGGAATTGCACCTATAAAAGTAAAGTAAAATAACAAATAATTAAACTCATTATTGGCCAGAGAATTGTATGTTAAAAAACTTAAAATGAGAAATGCGAAAAATAACGTCGCGAAACTTTGTGTAAAATTAACGTTGTTTTTATAACGGTAATTAAAGGAAAACAAAAAGAATAAGATTAAATAAATTACCGCACAACAGAAAACGACCTTTGATAAATAGGTGTAATTTTGCTGGGTTGACATTTATAATATCACTATAAAAAATTATAAAATTTGCAGTATAATTTATACTATACAGTTGCAATAAATTCCCAATCCAATTCTTCACATATCCTTTTCCAAATAGTGTCTTGTTCAATTAATTTCTCTCTATCCTTCAACATAGGTATCTCAGCTAAATATTTATTTTCACATAATAATTCAAATAATTTGTACAAAACATAATAATAATGTAAAAAATTTACACGGTAATCTGGACAATGTTTTGCATAAGGATATTGAATCTCCATAAAAAAATTACATAATGACTCTTCTAGATCTTGAGAGATAATAGGCGGTTTAATACCCAATTTGTCTTTTATGTAATTAATATGCTCATAATATTTGTTATAACCTAATTTTTTCAAAAGGCTCTTGGTCTCGTAATAAGTTAACTTATTAATATCTACCCTCTCTTTTTTAATTTGTTGTTTTAAATTTTCAATCACAGATGGAGGTATTTGTGTGGTCTCCTTCCCTTGAAATTGTGCCAATATTTCCTTAAAATGATTTATTTTCTTGTAAGCATAAAAGCATACTTCCTTTGGTGGTTCCTTATACGATGGCTTTTCATTTTCAATCAGATACTGCACATTAGTGGAACAATTATTGCATATTAAAACCCCTTCATCGTCCATTGGAATCAATTCTCCCTTAAAACATGATTGGCAAATATCTGTAGGAACTACAAATGAATTAATGTCCAAAAACGACTCGTCAATGTTATTAAGATATTTAGAGAATATACTGTTGTTTTTTGTTTCTATTCCAATAGAAGCCTTATTTGAATCGTTATTTACTTTAAAAAATGACTCCAACAGTTTATTTTTGCTGTTTTTTTTCGAAACATCGACTCCATTTGATATATTTTTTTTATTTTCAAAATATTCAAATATATATTTAGAATTATCTAAAAAATACAGCATTTTTTTGTTTTTCAAGGATTTCATTGTTTCATTTATCTCCTTCAATCTGTCTTTACATTCCATTATTTGCTCAATCGACAGAGTCAAGCTTTGATCTATATCAAATTGCTGATTATGCTCGCTCAATTTTGTTTGCAATGCTTTTTTTTCAGCTTTTAAAGCGGGTATTTTATCATATTCGTCATTATTAAACTCATTCACAAATTCACGATGCTTGCCATCCAGTGTAGTCGACGTTTTTTTATTCACTTTGAACTTTTTAGTCGTTTTTGGCTTAAAGGACGGCATCAATTAATTGTAGCTTAATATTATTTTACATATTTTATTTAATTGATAATTCTATAAAATATATATTTTGTATGTTTGTTGACTATAGATTATTTTTCTATTTTAAACCCGGAATCATTTTTTTAGGATCCAAGTATTCTGCTATTTTTGCAGGATCAACATATTTTAAATCTTTATTCGCTTCAATTAACGAAATGTCTTTGTTATACGCATAATGAGCAAGTGTTGTTGCTTTATCGTATCCAATATGAGTGTTTAAAGCTGTTGCAAGTGTTAGTGCATTATCAACATACCCTTTCAATTTTTTCGTGTTCACTTTAATGCCCACTGTGCAAAATTTGGTAAAATTAACACACACATCTGATAACATACGCATCGATTGTGCAATATTATAAACCATTAAAGGATTATACACATTCAACTCAAAATAGCCTTGAGTATTTGCAATAGTAATTGCCATATTGTTTGCAATCACCTGAACAGATACCATCGCAGCAGCTTCGCACTGTGTTGGATTTACTTTTCCAGGCATAATACTTGACCCTGGTTCATTTTGAGGCAAGATTAATTCTTCCAGTCCAGCTCTAGGTCCTCCGGCTAACCAACGAATGTCGTTAACTATTTTCATTATATTTGTTGCAAGAACCTTAAATGCATCACTCATTTCTAACACAGCATTGTGACTAGACATTTCACCAAATTTATTTGGTGCACTAACAAAATGTAGATGTGTTTCTTTCGATAATTCTTCGGCAATGTATTTTCCAAAGTTAGGATGTGTATTTATTCCGGTACCCACAGCTGTACCACCTGCAGCTAATTCGTATATGTGATTTAATGCATATTTTATTTGTTTCAATGAATCTTCTAAGATAGAGACATAACCCGAAAATTCTTGTCCAAATGTCATAGGAACGGCATCTTCTAAATGTGTTCTACCCAACTTTATAATATCCTTAAATTCGTGCTGTTTTTGTTTGAAACCATCAATCATATAAACCAAATCGGGTATTAATTTTTTTGTTACAGTTAATGCTACAAATATATGTATAGCTGAAATGAAACTATCATTTGACGACTGACACATATTGACAGTGTCATTTGGATTGATTGGTTTTTGTGTTCCTAACTTACCGATTAATTTTTTATTGCAAAGATTTGCGATAACTTCATTCATATTCATATTTGTTTGTGTCCCGCTTCCGGTCTGCCATATATGTAATGGGAACTGTTCATTATATTTATTATCTATTATTTCATCACAAAAATGTGAAATAAGTTGCATATCTTTTTTATCTAATAATTTTAATCGATAATTTGCCTTTGCTGCACATTTTTTAAAAAGTGCATAAGAATGAATAAATTCTATAGGCATAAGTTCTGTACTAATTGAAAAATGGATCAATGACCGTTGAGTGTTGGAACCCCATAAACTATCTTTAGGAACTGGAATTTTACCAAAAACGTCCCATTCCCATCTAATATTTTTATCCCCCTTTACATTAGTCATTTTTCTAGTTTTTCTAAAACTTCTAGTTTTGTTTATTTTTGACATATATATATATAAACTTTATTTTATATAAACTTTATTTTATATAAACTTTATTTTATATAAACTTTATTTTTATAAAGTACATAATAGCAAGTTTAAACTCATTTTAAGTTTTCTCAAAAAAGAATAAAGAAAATGGAAGTAAATATTAACATAGAAAACAAAGACGGTTCTCATAAAAATATTTCATTAGACAGTGTAAAATTTCAAAAAATGGTTCTCTTATTTAACGCAATTAACGAGGGATGGAGTATTAAGAAACAGGACGACTCTTATATTTTTAAAAAACATCATGAAGGGAAAAAAGAAATATTTCACGATTCATATTTGCTTTCATTTATGAAGGGTAATTTTGACATTAATAAGCTAATAGGTTGAAATTAATTATATTTAATTAATTAATTAATTTCAAAAAATTTTTTCTTTAGCAATAGTATAACTATGGGAGGTGGTTTAATGCAACTTGTTGCCTACGGCGCTCAGGATGTTTACCTTACGGGTAATCCTCAAATTACTTTTTGGAAAGTGACATACAGGCGTTATACTAACTTTGCTATTGAGTCTATTGAACAGACATTCAACGGACAGGCCGATTTCGGTCGCCGTGTTACCTGCATTATCAGCAGAAACGGAGATCTTGCTTACAGAACATACTTGCAAGTTACGCTTCCAGAGATCAACCAATATATGGGAAATACCACCACTTTCACAAGCGGTGTTCAATCCGTGTATGCCCGTTGGTTAGATTTCCCTGGAGAGCAACTTATTGCTCAGGTTGAGGTTGAGATTGGTGGTCAACGCATTGACCGTCAATATGGTGACTGGATGCACATCTGGAACCAGCTTACAATGACCTCCGAGCAACAACGAGGCTATTTCAAGATGATCGGAAACACCACACAATTGACATTCATCACGGATCCTTCTTTCTCTGATGTTGATGGACCTTGTGACTCGCTTGCTCCTCGTCAAGTTTGTGCTCCCCGTAACGCTCTTCCTGAGACCACGCTGTACGTGCCATTCCAATTCTGGTTTTGCACCAACCCTGGTCTTGCCCTTCCTTTAATCGCCCTTCAATACCACGAGGTCAAGATCAACCTGGATCTTCGTCCTATTGACGAGTGTCTGTGGGCTGTTACATCCCTAAGCTGCAACACGGCTGGCACATCAAATAATGCCACCCAGCTTCCTGTTGGCTCCACTGTCTCCGCTACCATCGCCTACAACCAGTCGCTAGTTGCTGCTTCGCTTTACGTTGACTATGTGTTCTTGGATACTGATGAACGCAGACGTTTTGCCCAGAATCCTCACGAGTACCTCATTACCCAGCTTCAATTCACTGGTGATGAGTCGGTCGGATCTTCCTCTAACAAGATCAAGCTTAACTTCAATCACCCGGTGAAGGAGCTTATCTGGGTTGTCCAACCTGACCAGAACGTGGATTACTGTTCTTCCCTTCTGTGTGATGCCCTCTTGTTCAAGGTGCTTGGTGCCCAACCCTTCAACTACACTGATGCCATCGATGCCCTTCCAAATGCCATCCACGCCTTTGGTGGACCTCAGGAGGTCAATGCCGGAAACTACATTGATGCCCGTGGTTTATTTGAGGATGCTGGTGCCGATGATGCTTATGCTCCATCCGGATTCACTGGATACTGGCACGGCCCCAATGACGTCTACAGCGAGCCAAACCTTGGCGGTGCTATTGGCGTCAACCCTAACCAGAACCTCACTGCTGCTCTTGCCGCCGTCGGTGTCAATAACCCTGGTGACTTGACTGGTATGTCCACCACCGTTGGAAACTACGGAAACCCATACATTGTCAACAACAATGGTGCCGGAGTTCCTCCTAATGTTGGATCCACCGTCTCGGATGCCGGAACATTCGTTTTGTCTGAGACCTCGCTTGATATGCATTGTTGGGGCCAGAACCCCGTTGTTGTTGCCAAGCTGCAGCTCAACGGCCAAGATCGTTTCTCGGAGCGTGAAGGATCCTACTTCTCGTGGGTTCAGCCATACCAGGCTCACACCCGCAACCCTGATGAGGGTATTAACGTGTACTCTTTCGCCCTTCGTCCAGAGGAGCATCAACCTTCGGGCACGTGCAACTTCTCGCGTATTGATAACGCCACCCTGCAGCTTGTGCTTTCCAACGCCACCGTCGAGGGAACAAAGACTGCCAAGGTCCGCGTCTACGCCACCAACTACAACGTTCTCCGTATTATGTCGGGTATGGGTGGTCTAGCTTACTCGAATTAAACATTATATCTTGTTATATTTATTAATAAAATTTAATAATTAAAAATCAATAATTTAATTATTAAAATTAATAATTTAATTATAAAAAAATTTAATTATAAAAAAATTTAATTATAAAAAAATTTATTTATAAAAAAATTTAATTATAATATGTCTTCATTTTACATAAGACGCTTATTATTATATAATATATTTGTATATAATGCAACATTCGCAAACTAATCATTATGTTATTATGTTTTTTATAATGGTATTGTCAGGTCTATTATCAACTATGAATGTATGGGTAGATAAATTAGACGATATAAGATTTAGTATAAATGACGCATATATGACGCTACTTATGACTGGATGGATGTTTTTATTTATGGGATTAATTTATAAAGAAATGAGTGTTTTTTTTATAGGTTTATTATTGATAATATCTAATATATGGTGTATTAGAAATCAATTTCTAATAACAGAAAGACAATATAAATTAGGTATGATACCACATCATTCAATGGCAGTTCATATGAGTAAAAAATTACTTGAAAAAGAAAATAACATATCACCATTTGTTAAAAATATAATAAAAACGCAAGAAGATGAAATAACAATATTAAAAAAGTAAGCCCTTGTCAAAAATACAAACAATATAATAATAATTTGATTTAAAAACACCAAAACAATACTAATAATATGGCCTCATTATCTCAGCTTTTTTGTTTTGTTAAACCCGTTTTCCTCGTTTTTGGTGCCAATGGGTGGATCGGCGGAAAAATCTGCGTCTATTTGGAGGAAAATAATATTAAATATTACAGGGCAAAGTGTAGGGCAGACGATGCAGACAGTATCCGTAAAATGTTCAAAGCTTATCCAGACATTACTAATGTGATAAGTTTGATTGGTCGCACACACGGGGTATATGAAGGTGAAAAAATAACGACAATTGATTATCTAGAGAAGCCAGGTAAACTAGTAGACAACTTAAGAGACAATTTGTATTCTCCTCTTTCTCTCGCCATCTTGTGTAAGGAAGAAGGTGTTCATTTCACATATTTAGGAACTGGATGCATTTTTGAATATGATAATGAACATCCTGGTGGTGGACTAGAAGTGAACGGATTCCGTGAACTAGACAAACCCAACTTTTTCGGTTCATCCTATTCTATTGTAAAAGGATACACGGATCAATTGTTGCATCTTTTTGACGATACAACTTTAAATGTCCGTATTAGAATGCCTATTACGGATGAGTTTAATGAGAGAAATTTTATCACTAAAATAACAACGTATAAAAAGGTGTGTTCTGTGCCAAACTCAATGACAGTATTAAATGAGTTAATCCCAATAATGATTGATATGGCTATTAAATTAAAGACTGGAACAGTGAATTTAACAAATCCCGGTTTGATCACACACAATGAGATATTGCAAATGTACAAGGAGATTGTAGATCCCGACTTTGAATGGACGAATTTTACAGTAGATGAACAGAATTCGATTCTTTTGTCAAAGAGGTCTAATAATTTCTTGAATACGAGTTATTTAGAAAAAATGTATCCCAAGGTTAAAAACATTCGAGAGTCGGTGAGAGAAATGTTGGTTCTTATGAAGGCAAATAAACCACAGATTAAACTATCGTTAGATAAACCATAATAAGTTTATAAATCGAAAATATAATATTTTTAGATAAAAAAGAATGCAAAACTTATTAATCACTGGTGGTTGCGGTTTTATTGGTTCTAATTTTGTGAATTACTATTTTTATGAAAACCCGAATATTCGAATCATCAATTTAGATGCAATGTATTATTGTGCAAGTACAGACAATATCAATCCAGATATACGTGCATCAGATAGATATCAGTTGGTTCAAGGAAATTTGTGCTCGATGGATTTAATGCGTCATATTTTAGACAATTATCAGATTGACACGATTATTCATTTTGCTGCACAATCTCATGTACAAAATTCATTTGACGACTCTCTTCAATATACGAATGACAATGTTTTAGGTACACATACACTATTAGAAGCGGCTAAAAAATACGGTAAAATCCAGAAGTTTATTCATATATCGACAGACGAGGTGTATGGCGAGTCGATGTTGGAAGATACTGAATCAAAGAAGAATGAAAACTCGGTTTTATGTCCAACGAATCCTTATGCTGCAACCAAGGCGGCTGCAGAATTGATTGCTAAATCGTATTATTTTTCATTCAAAATGCCGATTATTATTACGCGAGGTAACAATGTCTATGGGCCGAATCAGTATCCAGAGAAGTTGATTCCGCGGTTTATCAAGTTGTTAAAAGAGGATCAGCCAGTAACAATACAAGGAGATGGGACCAATGTACGTGCTTTTCTTCACGTAAACGACGTGTGCAGTGCATTAAAGTGTATTCTAGAAAAGGGCAATGTGGGTGAGATTTACAATATAGGAAGTGATGATCATCACGAATACACGGTTACAGAAATTGCTCATAAATTAATAAAGGCGATCAAGGGTCCGGATGATGTAAATAGCTGGATTACGTATATTGAAGACCGACCGTTTAATGATAAACGATATTATATTAGTAATGACAAGCTGAAACAATTGGGTTGGGAGATTAAAACCGATTTTGACGAGGGTTTAAATGCGTTGCTCTAATAAAATATATAAAATGTGTGATATATTTTATTTCTTTTATTTCCTTATTTTCTAGACGTTTCTATAATGCAGATGTTAGAAGTTGTTTTTTGCAATATTTATAATATTATTTAAATTAAAATTTAAATAGTTAAACAAACAATATAAATCTAAAAATATTATTTTAAACAATATATATGAAACGTCGAATAAACCGTGAAGTAGAAGAATTATCCAAAATTTATTCAAATGTTGAATTAGACCCTAATAAAAATATTATTGTTATTGGAAACAAGAGATTCGTAATGGCCGATACTTATCCGTTTTCTAAGCCAGCTGTTTATGTAAATGATGTTATCTATTCCCAATTTTTAAGAGCACCTCCAAGAATAAATCAACTATTAATCAAAGAGAAATTCAATTGTCTTTGCTGTAAAACCATATTATGTGATTGGTCGCCAATGTATAAAATAAGCACTATTCTAAATGAAATTACTTCATTTAATAAAATAAAAGAAAGTGTGAAAGCTTATTTATTAATTAATGAAATTTCAAAAAAATATGAAATAATAAATATATTAAAAATGGAAATTTACGAATATTTATCGTATTTTTAGATACGAGTAAAATATTTTATCCAATATATTTAAAAATTGAAGTTTAAATATATTAATGAAATAGTAGATAACTTATAAGAATGACACTTTTGGCTTTGAACCGTGTAGAAATTAATTCAAATAACGAGAGAAACGATAATCCCGTTAACATTTATGTCAAGGTTGCATATACGACGTTGACAGCAACATACCAGATGCCTTTAAACATATCATTATCCGAAATGATGGAGCGTTTGAAGAGAAAAATTGAAGAGGATTTTGGGGTAGAAGAAAATATGTACGAAATAGTCGAAGCCGGACAAAGAATGCCATTAGGTATTCCAGCAGAGGAAGCCCCTGCGTTCATTATAGAACCGGTAACAATATCACAGAAATTTGTCGAACGTACGTGGATTTCGTTTTATATTAGAATATCAAATAGAATTGCAAATACTGAAGACGTTTCACGCAATTTAGAAAGCGAGTTTGATACGGAATCAACGACAATGACAACGACAAGTGAATGTATGGTATGCCAAGAGAGTGATTTAACATTGACCCAATATTTCGGATGCTGTCATTACATTTGCGATGCGTGTTGTGCGGGATGCTTGGATGCAGGTATTCAACGATGTGCGATTTGCCGTTGCAGCAGATAAAAAATAACTAATTTATTAATTACACAATACATAATCACCAAACAGGTTTACATATCAATTATTTATATTTTTATTCGCACAAATTAAATTACACACACGAAGAATTGAACAGAATATTCATATTACGCACTTCAAGTTTGTTCTCCTCGTGATAAAATAGCTTCACAATTTGTTCATCATCTCGAAACCGAATCGAATATTCCTGTTGTATATTATTTCTCCCAATTCTACCAAGGGCTTGAATAATTTTCTCCTGTGTCAAACATAAATCTTTACTCAAATAACCGTGACAAAATTGATAATTTGTCCCATAAATATAATCACTTGATGCAATAATCATAAATAGCTTTTGTTGGTCGGCCATTTTTTTCATAATTTCCGTATAACTAATACTGTGATGTTCCGTAAATACACCGATACCCATCAAAAGCAATATTTTCCAGCTATCGTCAATGTCGCTCAATGACATTATGTCAATAATAAACTGTTCATCAATATCGCTAGCAAATGTATTTTTTATAGAAGTACTGAATGCCCATTTCTCAATATGAGCACTTTTATTCGGCACAAATATTTCATTCAATCTTGCTGATTTAATCATTGAACGTAAATGATCAATTTTTTGCTCCATTGTATTGATTTTATTGGCGTCGTTGCCAGATGTAGGCATTTTTTTACTATCTGATTTGCCTTTGATTTTCGAGGATGCGTTAGTAGTACCTTCTTCTTTTTTTGTCGAGCTTTTTTCAACCAAATCCTCCAATTCTTTTTCCATTTCCATAATAGTTTGATTAAGTTTATTATTGCTATCTATTTTTGCCATAATTTCATCCATCACTTTGGCAGGAATATTCGCTTGTTGGATACAAAATTTGGCTATCTTTTCAACATCATTTGCCAAGAAAATGGTTGGGCCATCAGTCAACGTATATGCGTCTTTCGTTGTGACATAAATGGCACACTGGTCTTCCTTTGTATTCGGATTTGCTGGTACGCGTTGCTCGCTTGCTAATCGCGATAATGGTTGTCCGGATAACCCTGGCTCTACAACTGTGTGGTGCTCTACAACTGTGCTGTGCTCTACAACTGTGCCTGGTCCAACACTGCTCATTTTTTTTATTCTGTTTCCTTTTGCGTCGATTTTAGTATTGGGTAAAATCCTCTTTTGTCGACTTATATTCAATGTGTGAAATATTGTTGACCAACTATCTGGTTTAATTTTACTTATTATTCGCAAATAATGCAATTTAATGTTCTGCATATTCACATCGTCAATTGATGCAAAGTGACGAGCAACTTTGGAATTAGCAGCAACATAATTTCCAGACTCCACGAAATGAATAAATTCAACCACTTCTTTCAAATCGAAATAACGCAGCAATGTCAAATTCTTGTTACAGTGATCTATTATTCTAGAAATATCATCATAATTGTTGCTCATCATATGAGGCAGAACAACATACCCGTGTTTATTAATAATAGGAATCGATTTCTTACAATCGTGACTGACCATATCAAAGATTTGAGCCCCGGGAAATTTTCTCTTAAAATCCCCGATTGTATCGGCTAATTCGTGCATTTTCGGCAACGTAGCAGACGATAGCACCATATTCGGTATTAAGTTTTCGCTCCAATTTTTCTGAATAGTTGCGTGCAATTCGTGCGTCTCGTAATCCATTGTAATTGTCGGTTCATCCCAATAGACGAAAATCTTCTCTAGCGGATTAAACGCCATCATATAATACATTGCCGACAAATACGATTTTATATCAGAAATGATAATCTCAACTTTGGTTCCAACACTGTTATCAACACGCCCAATTCCACCTGTTTTTCTATTTTTAGTAAAATCTTTTGCCGCAAAATAATGCAGTCGGATATCATCTGCACTCGAGCATCCAAATGCAAATGCTATTTTCTTGTTGACCGAAATGGCGGATCTCGCCAACGCCAGACCGACGTGTCTAGCCGCACACACAAATATAACACGATAATTCTCCGACAACCCAATAGGCGAAAGTGTTTTCCCGGTACCGGTTGGAGCAATGTATAATCCCAATTTAGGTCCAGGTGTTTTCATCTGCGTGAATAGTTTTTTTTGATGCTCATATAAAACACTGTCTGAGTATTTGAGAAGAAGCTGATTTTTCTCGATAAATTCGACCGCGTTTGAAACAACGTTTGGCATTTCGATTTCGTCTTCCATTTTTTTTAAAATATTTTGAACGATTCTCAAAATATGTCGATTTACTTGTGTAATAGAAACACGTATTAATTTATATAATGTAAAATACTCTATAATCCATTTATCGTTTTTTATTTTTTTCTCTTTTAATATTTTTTTAATAAGATCAAGTAACAAATATTCAAACGCATTTTCCAACTTCAATTTGTCCGTAGTATTATTTTCTAGTCGAATCATATCTGCCTTTTTAATTACCGGATTGGATTGCACCGTAATAGAAAGTTCCGGAATATCAAAACTTTCTTTTAGTTTCGCAATGATAGAGGAAAAGTATTTATTGTACAAATAATCTTCCATTGTTTCACTGTATTCAATTTTCAAAAAGTTGAACAACGAATTGTGTTTATTATATTTTATGTTGACATCGTGAAACCCACGAATAATTAATTCCATTACTTCCTTCTCGTCTTGTGAGATTGGAACCTCAATACCATTCCATTCTGATCTGGTTAACTTGCTTTGTTCTAGATTCATTTTCTTTAAAGCGGTGTGGTGTATAATATGTATTATTATCTTTATATATTTTATCATTATCAATTTTTTTATTTATTCTCTTGGCACTAATAGTAAAAATTGATTCAATTAATATAAAAAGATACAACAATATTATCATAACAATGAATCAACAGTCTACAAATAACATTATTACTTTAGAAGGAAATATAGGTTCAGGTAAAACAACATTATTGACATACCTTCGAGAGAAATATGTAAATAACAGCGATGTCATCTTTTTACAGGAGCCAGTTGATGAATGGGAACAATTTACGGATTCTGATGGAAAAACAATGTTACAGAAGTTTTATGCGGACCAAGAGAAGTATTCGTTTTCGTTCCAGATGATGGCATACATCTCTCGACTAGCACTATTAAGGAAGACAATGGAATTGAATCCGACAGCGACAATTATTACAGAACGCAGTTTATATACTGACAAATATGTTTTTGCAAAAATGCTATATGATATGAAGAAAATGGAAGATATTAATTACAAGATTTACTGCAAATGGTTTGATACGTTTGCATTGGAATGTCCGATTCACAAGTGTATTTATGTTGATACTGAACCGGAAATTTGTTATGAACGAATCGCGAAAAGATCGAGACTGGGTGAAAATAATATTCCGTTGGATTATTTAAAACAATGTAACAATTATCACAAAGATATGGTTTATATCACCCTACCATTTCAAAATATAAAAGACATATTAGTATTAAACGGTAATGAAGATATTTATTTGAATAAAAATGAGTTGGACAAGTGGTATAAAAAATTTGATGATTTTATTAAATGATATGCAAATATATAAAGAATAATAGTATAAAGAATAATAGTATAAATAATATAATGCAAAAAGCGATTACGCCTATATCAAATTTTTTTATAAAAACACAAGCAAAAATAGTACCTATAAACCTGAAGGATATTACAATCGACTACTCAATTAATTTCGATGGTTGCAGTAAAGGTAACCCTGGTCCAGCCGGTGCAGGTGTTGCCCTATATTATAAAGATTGTGAAATATGGACAGGTAAGCAACACATTGAAAAGGATGCAACCAATAATTATGCTGAGTATACAGGTCTATTAATTGGTCTAAGAGAAGCAATTAATCAAAATATTCGCGAATTAAAAGTCTACGGCGACAGTCAACTGGTTATAAAACAAATGCGGGGTGAATATAAAGTTAAATCTGAAAATTTATATCCACTGTACACCGAAGCTAAAGTTCTTGAAGCCAATTTCGATGTCATAATTTATGAACATATTTATAGAAAATACAATGCTCGTGCGGATCAATTAGCGAATGAGGCCCTAGATGATTATTTGAAGTCTCAATCTCTCAATTTAGACGATCTAAAGCTCTCAATTTAGACGATCTCACAAATAAGGTTAATATTCTAATAACCCCACATTCAATTTTTGTCTAGGTTTATACTTCAAAAAATCCAATTGTTTTACCGTAGTTGGAAATTCGTCGAAACCATAAATATCTTGTAGCATTAACCATTCAAAAAGACCACCACAATACACAAACACATTAATAAACCCCAATTTGACAAGTTGCTGATATTTAATATATATCTTTTCATCGTTGCAATTGGGGCCATATACGATTATCTGTACAGACTTATTTACAGAAATATGTTTATTAATTATGGCTTCCTCTTGACTCGCATTAATTGTTCCGTTTATGAGGCAATTTTGTTCATTTTCATTCAATGTATTTATTAATAGGTAAATTTCCGGGTTTTTACAAACAGTTTGCATATCTTCAAAATTAATTTTTTTAATTGTTGAATGAGTATTACCCATAAAATAAAATAGATTTATACTTTTAAATTATTGTATAAATTTATTAATAAAATCATACAATAATAAAATCATACAATAATAAAATCATACAATAATAAAATCATACAATAATAAAATCATACAATAATAAAATCATACAATAATAAAATCATACATATTTAATTAAAATTAACCACAATTTCAACCTTTTCCTTTTTAATGCTTTTAGTAGCTGATACTGATAATTCTTCCCTCTTTTTTCGAGTCTTGGTATTTCCACCATCCGATAAATTCTCCTTTCTCTTGCTAGTACTATTACGATTGTTCATATCCTTTTCAATCAAGTCATAATTATCCTCAATATATTGAACCACCTTATTTTCCAGGCTCCATTTAAAAAAGTTTAGTTGACCTATCGTGGTTTCTATAAATGTACCGTCTTTATATGGGATACTTATACGTTCCCATCTGCAAAAAGGATCAAAACGTTGCTTGCTATACGCTTTCAGCTTTAACTTGTAATCAACATATACCTTGAATCTTCTAATTCTTCCAGAAGAATCCTCAATATTATACAATGTAAAATTCTTCTTTGCATAATTTGTAGCGAACCAATCCACTATCCTGAGAGAAATTTTTGACTCACCAGTAATAATTTTCAACATTTTATTGAGATTGTCGTCTTTATTGTAGAAATCCATTAAATTGTTCATTAATAAATCATTTTGGGTCGTATAACTAGCGGCAGCCATATTTTATTATTAATAATTCATTTTTAAATGCTTATTTATAAAATTACTATTTATAACTGTTAATCTTTGGTTTTTTCCATACTTGTGCTGATTGGTTTAAGAAAATTCTCTTGATTCATCAAATCCTCTATATAGCCAGAATTACTTCCATTATTTGAAAAAAATGGATTCATCCCTATTTGACCCATCATTTCTCGTTCAGCCATTCTGGTGTATGTATCTTCTCTCTTGTTCGGTTGTGTTTGAAATTCTCTGAGCATTTGTTTTTGGGACTGGTCAATAAACATCTCATCTCCGCTGTACAAACACTGATTAATTACGTGCATTTCAGTTTGTTCTTGATTATAAACCCCTGTTTGATCATATTCATTTGTATCGGTATTGACATTAGTTCGCAGTGATCTGATGGGCTTTTCACCAATACTCCATTTCCATTCAATATATCTTTCCATATATAATTTTCCATAATTTTATTATTGCAAACAAACCAATGACATTCATTTTTCAGTCTCCTTTTTAACTATATTTAATTGCTTTGTAAACAAGAACGCATCTTTGCTAGTACGTCTGCGTTTCAAATTGCACTCTAAACACGACAAAACAATATTATCATTATTATGACCTAAATCATTGTTTATTCTGTCCACTGTCCACTGTTTCATTTCTCTCACCTTTTCATATAAAATCAACATCTTAATTTTACAATAATAACACTCTGATTTACATTCATATAATTTTCTCAATATTGTAGCCTTGTCAATAAATTTCGTTTGATCAAATATTTTTCTTGCAGCATCTTGTTGTTTATAACTGGAAATCTTTTTTAGTATTTCAGAGAAAATAATATTTTCCATACATTTATCGTCATCTTCAATATTATATCCATTGAATAAATTATCGATCATTTTCGTCTGTTTTTCTAAAATAAAAACCTCATTATCCATTTTTTCAGTTATTTTTCGATTTTTTGGCTCTGAATTATTATTATTTTTTGTCAGTTTTTTAATTTGATATCGATTATTTATGCCACTAATAATTACCTTTCTATCGTCCATTAATTTTTATATATATTTTATTTTTCGTTTGGAACCGCTTGCTTCGGTTTCACAGTATAATTTATAACAAAAAACAATATTAAATATTATATTACAAAAGTAAGTTAAACTCTTTTTATTATAATTTATATATAATGAGCGTAGCAAGTAAAAGTGATGAATGCATTGAACTGAAGAATATCAAATACAAAACAATGTTATTGAGCGGAAATGTAATTAATGAAATTAAATCATCGAATGAAGATTTATCTAATTTGGAAAAATTTTTAGAAGATGATAAACAAAATAATAAAACCGAGCCGTGGAGTAAATTAGATAAAACACTGAAAACAAAAAAACTACTCGGTTTTGCAGAGAAATACACTAAAGAAAATCAGCTTACAGACGAAGAAGAAAAATTGCTTATTTGCTTTTTGAAGGATTGTCTAGACAGGAAAAAACTGCAACGTGTAAAAGACGTCGAATACGATAAAATCACTGGTGAAATAAAGTATGTACCGGCCCTTGCTTATAATAAAAATACCAAACATTTTACATTGAAAAATCTAGACAAGCGTGTTAGTACATTAAAAAGTTTACCACCTAAAAAGGGAGGAAGTATAAGAGGAACTATTAAAAATGTAAAAATGGGTGATAATGATTCAGATTCGGACTAAATAAAGAGAATAAAAGACTATTTATATATAAAAACTAGACACTATAATAATATAATAAATATATTATGTTATTATCAGAATTGGATAATTTAATTGATATACTCGATGAAATAGAGCCGGATGAACCATTTTATTTTAATGAGAATGAGCAAAACGATATAATTGAAAATTGTATGTTATTAATGTACGAATACATCGTCGAAAATCCTTGCGAGATTTCGGAGCCAGATTTTCACGAAACAATGATTGAACACATCGGGTCTTTATATTCGCCAATCTTAATTCCGGAGATTTACACTACGTCGAATAGTGCAAACACTGTCGATTTTGATGAAATACGCAATGACCTAGATGAATTAATTGACATTGCTGCAGAGTTGTTTTATTCTTGTATTATCCCACCGCGTTCCTTTTCAACTACCTTTGTTAGACAAATACCAAATAATGAAAAGATGCAGAAATTACAAAAACAAATTGATTATCTTGCTAATAAACCGCAGCCTCAGCAAAGAACAGATGAATGGTATAAATTTCGGCATAATTTAATCACCGCTAGTAACGCATACAAGGCATTTGAGAATCAAAATACACAAAATCAACTTATATATGAAAAATGTCAGCCGATTAATTCACAATCAGACAAATTTTCATCGGTTAATGTTGATTCTACATTTCATTGGGGGCAAAAATATGAACCTGTTTCAGTAATGTACTATGAAAAAGAGTACGATGCATCGGTGGGTGACTTCGGATGTATTCAGCACAATAAGTATGGGTTTTTGGGTGCATCGCCTGATGGAATAAACAATAATCCTCAAAAACCTAAACGCTTTGGGCGAATGTTGGAAATTAAAAATATTGTAAACCGAGAAATTGACGGGATACCTAAAAAGGAATATTGGATCCAAATGCAGTTACAAATGGAAACGTGCGATTTGGATGAATGTGATTTTTTAGAGACCCGTTTTACGGAATATGAATCTGAAGACGAATTTTTAAATGACGGCAATTTCACCACATCTATTAATGGTGAATTAAAAGGCGTTATGTTGTATTTCTCTACAAATGACGGGAAACCGCATTATATTTATAAACCATTGGATATGAATATAAACGAATTTGATGCTTGGTACGAATCAATAATGCTTGAAAAAAAGGATATGTGCTGGATAAAAAATATTTATTGGAAATTGGAAGAGGTCAGTTGTGTTCTTGTTCTACGCAATGTAAAATGGTTTTCAGATAATATTGGTCAGTTACAAAATATTTGGAATATAATTGAAAAGGAAAGAGTTTCCGGTGATTATGTATGTCGAGCACCCAATAAACGCGTTAAAAAGGAGCCCGATATGCTAATAGTAAATAAACTAGATGCATATTTTGATTTAGGCGTGAATTTAACTATCGAAAAACCAAAAACAGGCTGTCTAATTCCGCTGCCCCAAAAAAAATACTAAAAAGCTGGTAATTCTAGAACTGGGCCTGGTTGTGGCCCTAAAAATAGGTTTTCTTGCGTTCTATAATAATTGACGCGTGTTCCAGGTGTGTCTGGTACAGGAGGCAGTGGTTTAATGATGTTGCTAGCAACTTGATTATCCCTATAAAGAGCCCCGCAAAATTCAGCAGTTCTGCATTCTCCATCATCGGGGTTTCTGCGATATCTCAAATTATTTGTTATTTGTGCATAAGATCCGACCCCAAAAATTGGATAATACCACCAAATATCTGGGTAACTATTATTGCTAGTTAATTTGCTATTTTTTGAAGGGTATTCATCAAATAATAATCCGTATGCATCTACATTGGACGGATATAACCCAGGATCCGTTAAATCATTGTTTTTATATCCTTCTTTAAATGCTACTAAATTGTAGTTACTTCCAATAAATATTATTAAAATAATGACTAATAAACATATAATTCCTATACTCATCTATTATATATATATTTATATTTTTGTCAAAATGTAAATATAGTTTAATAATTACAATTTAAAATTATGCGTTTATAAATAAATAATGACGAATGGAAACAGTATGAATAGTTTAAAGTCGAGTAATGATATGCGTGTCACCAAGAGAAACGGTAAACTAGAAGATATTTCGTTTGACAAAATTTTGAATCGAGTTAAAAATATTGGACAAGAAATCGGAATTCAAATTAATTATTCGTCTCTTGCAATGAAAGTGATTGATCAATTGTATGACACTATTCCTACTACTAAAATAGACGAATTGACGTGTGAACAATGTGCAATGCTTTCTACAATTCATCCGGATTATGGGATTCTAGCAGGACGTATTTTTGTCAGCAATCACCAGAAAAACACTGTTTCTTCGTTTTATGAAACAATGTCAAAATTGTATTTTTTTACCGATGTTCACGGAAATCATTCACCACTTATTTCGCACACTAGTTGGATTATTATTGAAAAGAACAGAGAAGAATTAGATTCTATGATTGACGACAAACGCGATTATTTACTGGAATATTTTGGACTTAAAACGCTAGAACGGGCTTATTTGTTTAAAACGAATGATGTTGTAGTTGAACGACCACAGCATATGTGGTTACGAGTTGCGATTGGTATTCACGGGGACGACCTATCCGCTGTTAAAGAAACATATGATTTGATGTCGCAGAAGTATTTTACCCACGCTACACCGACCCTCTTCAACGCGTGTACACCGAGACCGCAATTATCGTCGTGCTATTTGGTAGCAATGGAGGAAGATAGTTTAGACGGAATTTACAATACATTGAAGGATTGTGCATCTATTTCAAAATGGTCCGGTGGAATTGGGTTACATATACATAATATTAGAGCAAATAATTCAGTAATAAGGGGGACAAATGGAAAATCTAGTGGTATCGTTCCAATGTTAAAGGTATTTAATGATACTGCTCGATTTATTAATCAAGGCGGTAAACGTAATGGTTCATTCGCCATTTATTTGGAACCGTGGCACCCCGATATTGAGGATTTCTTAGAAATGAAGAAAAACCATGGTGAGGAGGAAATGCGGGCTCGCGATCTCTTTTATGCCCTTTGGGTGCCAGATTTGTTTATGGAACGCGTAAAATCTAACGCAAAATGGTCATATTTTTGTCCATATGAGTGCCCCGGTTTATCCGACGTTGTTGGAGAAAAATTCAAGGAATTGTATGAAAAATACGAATCGGCGGGGAAAATGCGACAAACTGTGAATGCTCGTGACTTATGGTTCAAAATATTGGATGCACAAATGGAAACAGGGACGCCTTATCTTTTATATAAAGATGCTTCCAATTTGAAATCAAATCAGCAAAATCTTGGCACCATAAAGAGTTCCAATTTATGCACTGAAATCATAGAATATTCAGACGAAAGGGAAACAGCTGTGTGTAATTTGGCGTCGATTGCTCTCCCCGCATTTGTCGATGAAGCACAAAAGACATTTGATTATGATAAGCTTCACGAAGTTGTCAAGGTAGTTACTGCGAATTTGAACAAAATAATTGACGTTAATTTCTATCCCACGTCAAAAACTCGTCGCAGTAATCTGCTTCATCGCCCAATTGGAATTGGAGTACAGGGGTTAGCGGATACTTTTATAATGATGGACCTTGCTTATCATAGCGAAGAAGCGAAGGAGGTAAATAAACTCATATTCGAGACCATTTATCACGGTGCACTTGAACGCAGTAATGAAATCGCCATTTCACGCAAAAAAGAAATGATTGAAATTAAAAGACAGGTTTCAACAATAGAATCCTATAGAGAGGATGATTATGTATTTACAAACGAGATTTCTCTCGAATTGCAACATTTGAATCCAAATTATAAGGAGTTGCAATTAGATGATGCTGTTTGTGGTTCATACAGTTCCTTTTCCGGTTCGCCTGCAAGTGACGGTAAACTGCAATTCGACCTATGGAATATTACACCATCTGAGAGATATGATTGGGATGAATTGAAACAGTCGATTATTAATAATGGTATGCGAAATTCACTATTGCTTGCACCAATGCCAACTGCAAGTACGTCACAGATTCTTGGTTATAATGAATGCTTTGAGCCATTGACGAGTAATATTTATAGTCGTCGAACCTTGGCAGGTGAATTTGTATTGGCCAATAAATATTTGATGAAAGAACTCATTCATTTGGGTCTTTGGAACGACAAAATTAAGAATAATATTATAGCAAACAAGGGTAGTGTTCAACAATTAACTATGTTATCTGAACATATTCGAAACAAATACAAGATTGTGTGGGAGATGCCGATGAAACATTTGATTGATATGTCGGCTGATCGTGGTGCGTTTATTTGCCAGAGCCAAAGTCTGAATCTCTGGTTAGAGGATCCCAATTACAATACATTAACGTCGATGCACTTCTATTCTTGGAAAAAGGGTCTTAAAACCGGTATTTATTATTTGAGACGTAAGGGAAAGCACCAAGCCCAGCAATTTACAGTGGAACCAGAAAAAAACATCGAAGAGGAAAATAACGATGAGCACGATATTTGTGAAATGTGTTCGGCATAAATAAACTAATACGAATCGTATCCGCCGTCATAGTGGCTTCCATAACTGTATCCACCATTATAATCCACATCATCTATATCGTTATCAGATGATGTAGATTCTTCATATTTGCAAGCTTTCTCATTTTCAATCATAGCCGTTGTGTTCATTATGTCTGTATCACCGATATCATCTAGTTTAATGTCTTTCAAATAAGTGTCGAATGCTGATTGACATACTCTATCATAATAATGTGTATTCTGTTCCACACCATAATCTTCGAATCCTCTTCCTCTGCTACCTTTATATACGAATAAAGCACAATTCACGCAATACCCAATAAATACGCCATTATAAGAACCATAAAAAGCACAATTATTGCACATTTTGGGACCAGTATGAGGCAAATGCTGCTTTGCCCATTCCACTGGGAATGTTGCAGTGTACAATTCGTCATCATACATATAATAATGATTGCGTGCACCAAGGTAAACAATTTCTTCGGTATTATGAGACATATTTTCTGTTATAAAATAGAATATACTTATTATATTTGATCAATTTTTTTGTAAAATGCATCCACTTTATGATGCATCCACTTTATGATGCATCCACTTTTTACTACCTCTTCTTTTTACTATGCGTTTTATTTTTCCTTCCACTTTTAGTGCCTTTTCTCTTTTTTGGTTGTTTTTTACGCGATTTTCCTTCTGCGTAATCAATACGTGATAATTCAATCAATCTGTTGGATCGTCTACTTAATTGATCCAATATATTATCCACTGTTTTGCTCCCACCTTTACCAGTGTCGACAGCGGCTTTTGCAGGAGAACATTTGTATCCTTCAGGGGACATTAATTCAATATATCCAGCAATTTTATGATCTAATTCAGTGTCGCATAAATCAATATCATATCTTATTTTGTAAAAACATCGCATACAAATGACTACATCCATTAATGCATCGTGCAGTTTCGATTCGTCTGGTGCATATCCAAACAAATGCGTATACAATGCATTCAATTTAGGCATTTTATAGTATTCCTTACCTGCCTTGTTCGTCGCAGCTATTTGACACACGTCTGCCCCAAAATTCGCCGTGCAAAATTCTTTTTTATTTTCGTAAAGATTTCGAATATATTCATTAAATATTTCAAACTCCGGGCGGCCGCTTTTTCTCAAACGATCCATTTCTGCCAACAACATATTTCGATCAAACCGTAAATTATGTGCGACAATGACGTCGGCTCTCTCGAAATCTGACATAAACTCAACAAGAACTTCGTGAATTTCAGGATTATGTGTCAACAATTCTTCACCTGTTTTGGGGTTCACTACTCGTTTTGTTTGACCCTGCGATTGTGCCAACGAAATCTTGTGCACCGCTTCACTTTCTCTCGACATTTCTACGCCTTCGGGTAATCTTAGAATTTCATTTACTATTTTTGCCGTATTTAACTGATTGTCATATAGGATGTAGCAAAATTGCACAGAGTGTGGCCACTTGGACGCATCTGAAGCCGGCATTGGTACGGGTTGTCTTGTCTTTTTATCTTTTACTAAATCGCCGTTAGCATATTTTCTATACGTATCCTCTATTTCAAAATTATCCCATACGACAGATTCATCCGGTAATGCGTTTGTTTCAAAATCAAACGTAAGCACATATCGCTCTTTTCTGAATGCGTCCTCTTTATCTTCAGCATACGCTAGAGAATGTGGTCCTTTTATTGACATCGGTATTGATTTTGCTGCTTCAACTGTAGACATTTATATATATTATTTTAGATATTATTATATTGTTTATTAAAAAATAGATAATCAATTTTTATTTTATTTATTTTATTTATTGTAAAAAGATAAGATTAGATTTTGTAATTCTTGCATATTCCGAAACTTTGTCGATGCCACATTGTGATACCGTATTCTTTTATTCCTGCAATATGTGTTTTTGAACCATAACCTTTGTTTGAATCAATTCCATATTTTTCAATTAAATCTGGATATTTTGTGCACAAATCTTCAATATATCGGTCCCTCTCTACTTTAGCCAATATAGAAGCTGCTGCAATTGCCGAATATTTATTATCACCTCCTTCAATACATACATAGTCAATATATTCTTCTTCTGCAGAGGCATCCTCCATCTTTTCAAAAGATTTACTCCAATTTTTAATAAGTATTTCGGATTTTGCAGAACGGGGATTATTTCCTACACGAAACGGTTTAAAATAGTTGCCATCAATTAGCAATTTTGTCGATTTCGGTTTTAATTGCGTCTGTTTAAACACTTCTGCAATACTTTTATGCATTGCACTTTGAGATGCTTGTAATATGTTTATGGTATCGATTGTTTTTTCATCCTCATATTGTATAGCCCAAGCAATTGCATTTTCTTTAATATAATCAGATGCTTCTTGTATTTTTTTCGCCGAGTGAAATTTTTTACTATCTTTCATTTTTGAATGATTAAAACTGTCATCTTTAGGTAAAATGACCGCGGCTGCATATACTCTTCCAAAAAGTGGTCCTCTACCCACCTCATCGACACCTATTTCAACTGCGTCATTATCTTCATAATATTTATTTAAAACTTTTGTCGATTTAACCATCTTTAAATAATATACTATATTATTTATTGATTTAATATTTTCAATTATATTTAAAAATAAGAGAAAATAAATATATTTTAAATCTTTTTTCACTATATAAATTATACAACAATGATTAGTAGTGCATTATTACTTTTTATCATATTATTATTAAGTCTCGTGTTATGTTCATTTTTAGGAGGGAAGAATTGTTTAAAAGAAGGGTTTACTACAAATGAGATAGCAGTTGGGCCTGCTGGAAATTTGTATTTGACAACGGATGCTACTGTAATAGGATCTGGATCAGGATCAGGATCAGGAATTTATCATCATAAATTCTATGGACCAGACGGCGGTTCTGCAACGGTCACTTACATTGCAGGAACATATCAAATAGAAGTAATAGATAAAAATGGCAACCATACGCATTATACATATACTCCTCCGACTGGATCAGGTTCTGGCTCTGGTTCTGGCTCTGGTTCTGGCTCTGGTTCTGGTTCTGGCTCTGGTTCTGGATCAGGTTCTGGTTCTGGATTAAATGGTGCTACCTTTTATGGACCCTATGGCGGAAAAGCGATTATCGTAATTGGACCTGGTGGAAACATTCTTATTCGTATTTCTTACCCAAATGGTAAAACAATGGATTACACGCAAAACTCAAATAGCCAAAATAGTACATACAGCCAAAATAGTGCATACAGCCAAAATAGTGCAGACGTTGTTCACGTTGACGATGAACAAAGTGGTTTTTATCCAAACTATTCAACTTCTGCATCTGTTTCTACGCCCAATTCTTTATTAGGAGAAGTTTCCAGTAAATCTTATGATTACTCAAACTCATTACCATCTGGTATACCATCTAGTATGATCCCAAAAGGCCAAGAAGATCTGTACATTTTAAAGTCTGAAGTTGTGCCTCCGGTTTGCCCAGTTTGCCCTACAAGTGCTGCTTGCCCTCGTCAAGAGAAGTGTCCACCTTGTCCAGCTTGTGCCCGCTGCCCAGAACCAAGCTTTGAATGCAAAAAAGTGCCAAATTACAATAACATAAACAATTCGTATTTGCCGGTACCGGTATTGAATGATTTCAGCACATTTGGTATGTAAATTACGTAGCTTATATAAAGTTTTAAAAATTTATTTTTTTTAGTAAATCGGTTTTTTAAGTATTCAAAAAAAAATTGAAGCAAATTTTTTTGAATACCGACTAAGCATACCTTAATGCAAACCGGATACAAATCAACTATGTCATTCAACATCAACAACATCAACAACATCAACAACAACAAAAAGCAACGCAGCAGTCTACGTCAAGCGGTCACCCGATACGGCCGCGACACGGATTCTGTTATGAAGTGTCGTACAAAGCAGGCAATGGACTGCAAAACGATGCATCAGTATAACACGCGTTTACAAAAGCTGGCCAAGAAAGAACAACGCGATTACATTGTCTCGATGCAGCCTGAACGGCCTTATGTCGGCATTGAATCTGACATAATCGACGAACTATCAAACTATCTAACAAACGCACAAGATATCGAAGTAGAAATGCCGCCAGCAAAGAGGCGTAGAATCGAAGTCGACGCGGTTGAGAGACCTTCTGCCAAGCGAATCAGAATCGATGACGAGCAAGAAATGCCGCCAGCAAAGAGGCGTAGAATCGAAGTCGACGCGGTTGAGAGACCTTCTGCCAAGAGGGGCAGAATCGATGACGAGCAAGAAATGCCTGCAGCAAAGAGGCGTAGAATCGAGCCTGAACAACGCATATTCTACTTGCGGCCCTATTCTCCTTATATTAGCTATCGAGAGTATAACGAAGACGGCGAATTAGATCAAGAAGACAATGACAGCAGCTCCGACTACGATCCTGACGAAGATGAGGAACCGGTTATCCAACCAAAGGCGGTGGCTATGCCAAAGGCAGCGGCTGTGCCAAAGGCAGCGGCTGTGCCAAAGGCGGTGGCTATGCCAAATATGACTGTGCCATCAGATTTCTGCACAGTTCAAATTGCGGAAGGAGACAATTACAAAAAGGGGTGTTTCCCCTACGAAAGGCAATGCTTCCACAATTTAATTAATGAAATAATGGTGTTATGGCAAGAACACCCAAACGATATTGATGTGCAACTCGAGTCAACGTGCAATGTATATCAGATAATATTGGATCTTTCTGATTGGTTGAATACGGTCAAAGACCAACCTGCGTATCCAAGACTGATCCACACTTTCTATTTCAAGGCAAACGAATTGCTTCAGTCGCTTGCACACAATTTGATCTTGCCTGGGTGCAGGTTCAACAACCGATTCCAGAAATACGTCGATGCGATCGACATTACATCAAAGGCACGTGATATTTTATACAAAAATTTCAGAGAAATTGTGATGAACCCGCAAGTGACGGCTATTCCACAACCGCAAACCCCGCCCGGGTCGCCGTAATCAGCATCTAATCAGCATCTAATCAGCATCTAATCAGCATCTAATCAGCATCTTTTTAAATCAGTAAATTATAAAAATTAAATAATATAAAATCTTTTTTGATATTATATTATTCCGATATATGGAGCTAGTTGTAGAACCGGATATATACACACCGAGTATGGACGAAAATGGTAACTATATTGACTTGATTCCTTCTTTCAATGTAATAAAAATGGGATTATATTGTCCGTGTGGTGCAAGAAAGGATAAAATTTATGAAACAAACACTATTTTTTCTGGTCATATCAAGTCAAAGACACATCAAAAGTGGCTTGCAAACTTGAATTTAAACAAGGCAAATTTCTATTCAGAAAACGAAAAGTTGAGAGAAACTGTGAAAAATCAACGGCTCATTATTGCCCAATTGGAGAAGGAGGTAAATACAAGAAGCAAAACAATCGACTATTTGACGCAACAACTGGTTGTTACTAGTAATTCGTGTAAAATGGTCGACAATCTAATCGATTTTGATTAGTGTTTACGGCGAATAGTGCTTCTACGTCTCTTTGTTGCACCTTTTTTCTTTTTATTAGATGTATTTTTTTTATTGCGTTTTGAAATTCCCGATTTTTTTTTATTAAAACCGCCTCCTGGATTTGGTACCGGTAATGGTACTACTGGTGCTGGTCCTCCTGGTGCTGGTGCTATTACTGGAACTGCAGGATTTGGTACCGGTACTGGTACTACTGGTGCTCCCACTGGTCCTCCTGGTGCTGGTGCTATTACTGGAACTGCAGGGTTTGGATTTTGTAGTTTGGCTGGAACCTTGCCAAAAGTGCTAATTTTACTTCTGTTATAATATACAATTAATCCTCCAATAATTAAAAATGAAACAAGACCAGTTGAATCAAGTGGCTCAATACAGCGTTCATATGGGCAAGGCGAATCAACACCAGATATTTTAAAAATCATTAATAATAAATTGTTTAAATTACTCTCAGGACCAGAATATCCCTCAATACGTTCAATCCCAAACATTTCTTTTCCTCTAATAATAACTTCTACTATAACTTGTTGTCCAACAATTACACCTACAACACGACTAACAATGGATATCGTAGGCGGAATAATCTGTCTTGCTAGAAGTGTCGTTAAATTTAATACCCCAGAGAAATACAATACTAATATTCCTAGAATACTTCCTATTACTATACACGCATATGGACGTTGATTAAATTCGTACATTATTGCATCAATTGGTCCAGTAATTATTCTAAGAGCTGCTTGTGCAGTTGTAAATGCTAGTGATTCCGCTGTAGCCGCAACTAAATCAAGCGGACCTTTGACAGCTGCAGTAGATATTTCTTTTAAGTTTTCCCAATATTGTTCTGCTCTTTCTTTATATTTTTGCTTTTCTTCAGCGGTAATTGACGCGGCGTGCATATCTTCAACATCTTGCATAGGTCTATTCATTTCATATGCTCGTTTTAAATAATCAAATGCTATATTTATTTGTTTTGCAACTTCTTCCATTAATTTATCATTATGTTGAGATGGAACTAAAGCCACAAACATTCCACCATAAAAGAGTTTAAAAGCAATTATTGCGGCAGTAATCTTGTCATTAATACTTAAAAGTACTTGTAGTTCTGTTAATTCTTGTGGTGTAAGTTGAGATATCCAATTTTGGGCATCTTGTTTTTTTAATTCTTTTGCCTTTTCCAGCTTTGGTGAAATTATTGCATCTCTATAAAATTCTAGAATACCAATACTATAATTGAACCCCTCATTATTGCAATATACAGTAACTGTATTACCAATTGGATTATAATACAATTCTCCAAGTCTGGCTAATGCAGTTGAAACTTTCCTTAATTCTGATAATGATCTCAATAGTAACCCTTTTTGACTTTTAGCAAATTTTATATCCTGCTTTAACTTTTCTTTCTTCAAAGATTCCTCGTCTACCTTTGCTTGGGCAATTTGTTCAGCTTTTACCGCTTCTTTGGCTAAAGTACTAGGAATTATTGCATTTGCAGCTGCTTTTACTGCTTGTTCTCCGGTTTCTCCTGCTACACCGTGAACTAAAACCTGAAGATTTCTATAAGCACCTGCTACCCCTCGCATAACTAAACTCGGCTGTTTCTCTTGGGTATTTTTACTTGCACCTTCAATTCCAGGTCTTTCTTCGTGTGATAATGATGGTTCAAAAGAACCGTCGCCTTGTTCCGTAAAACCATTTGCAATCAAAAATTTTCTAAGACCTTTTACGATTTCCTTTAAAGATTCTTGATCAGTAATACTTGTAGGTTCATATTTTTCTATAATATTTACAATAGAATCTCCAAAAAACGTATGCAATAATTGTATTTGACTACTGCATTCACTCAAAAGATTATTCACTGATGCAACTTGAATTAGAAATACCTGTGCATAATTATTGTTAGCTACGTTATACAATGTTAAAATAGTTTGCTGATGTGCGACAGTTAATCCATATAGACTAGTTATATCGGCAGTTGGACGTTGACTTTCCCCAATGGCTTGTAAAGCTTGCGGTAATTTGTTTGTTGCACCAAATATTTCACGTATAGCAGGATCAGAATGATTACTTATCGCAAGAATTACTTCAGTTGTAACTAAGGTGACAACCGCATCATTCAATCCCTTTTCAATAAGTAATGTTGGTGCAAACATTGTAGTAACTGCAGGCAAATAAGGTTCAGATTGAGCCATTGGAAAATCACCAGTAAATTGTTGAGGGGTTGAAGAATTATTTTTATCTCCAAAAATTGAAGAAAATGCTGATTCTTTTTCCGGTGTTAATGTTTGTGATTCTTCTGTTTTATTTGCATTAATAATAGCAGTTTGAAAAACCATAAATATCATAAAAGCCACATTAAACATTCTAACCAAATTCCATATTTTTTCATTTTTATCACCCCCTCTCTGAGTATATGTTTGAATAACACGTTTTATGTCAGCAACTGTTTTTTCTTGACATTCAGGAAATTCTTTAACAATTGCTAACATAACATTTAAAAAATTATTGTAAAAAAACTTCTTAATTATCGTGTTAGTAAATTCATTATTCAATTGTTGATCAACTACTTGTTTAATGTAAAATAATAATCTGCTGTCTTCTATACCGTTTACTGCATTTTGTGCAAGTTGGGCAATTAGTTTACTGTAAACTATAACTTTAATTTGAATCAAATTTGCTGCAATTGTTTCTGTTTCTGATAATAATTTTATTAATTCATTTAATGTTAGATTTTCAACATATCCACAATTTGGTAAGCTTTCTGTAGATTCATCCATTGTCAATATAAATAATAAGATATAATTTATTTACACCTTTCATATATTTAACCATTGGTTCATAAAATTTAACCATTGGTTCATAAAATTTAACCATTGGTTCATAAAA